TAGTGCCATCTTGCTTACTCTTCCTATTAGGATAGCCTTTACCAGTTTTTACTGCTTTAGCTAAATCTATCTTACCTAAATTTAATCTATCTTCATACTCTAAATCCAGCTCCTCCTCATCATCTACCTCCTCAGTAGATATTAAATCATAATCATTAAGTAAATCCTCCTCAGTTTCTCCTAAGCCCTCTAGCATAGCCTCTATCTCCTCTACTGATAGCTCTTTACTCATATTAGTATTAGCATCTTCTATAACCTCCTCAGATGCCTCTAAAGGCTCTAATCCTAGCTCTGCTCTTAACTCATCTCTAGTTAATACCTCTTTAAGAGTATCTACTCCAAATTTATTAGCAAAAGGAGCTATATCTTTAATACTAAAAGGTACATTAATTCCAGCTGCTGAGAATACTTTAGATAAAGCCTTAACTATTAAATCCTGGTAAGGCTGTATTACACTCCTACTATATAACTCATAAGCATCTAAAAGCTCATTTTTACCTCCTAACTGCCCTTCTGTTTTTACTCCCATTAAAGAAGGAGATACTACTCTGTGCCCAATCATTAAATTCTGTATTATTAACTCATTAAGAGCTAAGTATTGCTCTGGTGCATCTGATAGGCTTAAATTTTGTATATCTGGTACATTAGTACCCTCATCAGTAAAAGTTAATACCATCTTTTTACCTCCTACTCCAGTCATTTTTTTCTCTATACTTCTCTCTATCTGCATCTGCTCTTCCTCTGTAGGCTGCCCATCATTAAAATTAATCCAGGTAGTAGGAGAAAATCCAGTAGCTACCTCATTATAATAATAAGAAGATACTAGGCTATCCGTTAAAATCCAGTTAGTACTAGCACTATATGAAGGAGCACCGTAAATATCTAATCCAGGAGTATAGTCTTTTATATATAAAATCTGATTAGTATCAGCTCTATCATTAGGATTAAAAGCTGCTACTGGCTTAGGAGCGTTTTCTTTTTTACGATAATTAGCCCAATCAGAACTAATCCAGAAAGTATCAGTTATTCCGTTAGCATTAGGAATACCAGCTCTTACCTTCTCAGTAGGTATATGATTAATACTAGATATAGAGCTCTTATCTCTTGTATAAATAATATTTAAACAAAAAGCTCCCTGTAAGTATAAATCTTTACCTACCTTAGCTAATAAGCCCTCTATAGTTTCTTTACTATTAATATTCTTTAATAGCATATTTAGCTTACTTACAGCCTCTACATTACTATTATCCTCTATTAATACTCCTTTACCAGCTATCATAGTACCAGCAGCATCTACTATAGCTCTATGAGTAGCTGAGGAGTTATATAAATCAATTAAAAAAGAAGGATATAAATTTTTATACTCTCCATCTCCAAAATTAATCCAATCCATTCCAGCTACCTCATAGGCTTTAGGAGTGCTATCCTGTTTTAGATATACAGCTGACAACTTAGAGCTATATTTTTTATCTTTTTTTATTTTCTTTTTAGCCATTTTATAAAGTTGATAACCTACTATTTATATTATTTATTAAATCAGTACTAGTAGAGCTGTATATTTGTATCTCAGTAATATCTCCTATATAATCAAAATTATCAGTAGCCTTACCTCCTATAGTATCTAAAAGCTGAGTACCAGCTATAACTGAAACTTGAGCCTCTTGCACTCCATTCCAAAATAAAGTAAAATTACTGCTATCTCTTGTAAGTACAAAATAGCCTCCATCTTTAAAAGATGCTCCACTAGTTAAACTAATACCTTTTACACCAGCACCTGATTTAATATATATAGTGTCCTCATCATTTAACTTAATAAAGTGCCCTCCAGTAGTATTATCTCCTAAAATAGCATAATCAGTAGCAACACCTGTAGGTTTAAAATATACTCCAATAGTATAATCACCTGTTAAAGAAATTTGACCTGAAGACTGTAAGTTATCGCTACCATCAAAAGTAATTATTCCACCAGCATAAGTAGGCTGCTCACTTGTATTAGCTTGCGCCATATCAATACTATTAGAGCTTGCATCTGCCCATTCAGATACAGCTCCGCTACTCTCTGTAATACCTACACCTTTTTTATACCAAGCCTCTAAGGAGATTTCATTAGTAGGTAACCAGCCTCCTACTTTAGATTTGATTATATTACTTAATCCTAGCTGCATTAAGCTGCTGTATTACCATCATGCTCTACATAACCCATACCTACACCAGATGCTAAAGTAACAGCTGTACATCTACCGAAAATAGTACTACCAGCTGGTATAGTTAATCCATTTAATCCAGAGCCTGTAGCATTAGCTAAAGTAATACTAGTTATCTCACTCTCTACAGGGAAGTATATGCAGTAAAAGTCTTTACTTGTTTGTTCTGCTGTAGTAAATACCTCTATACTACCTTTCCCTAATTGCTCTCTTAAGAGAGTATTACTATTGTCTATTAAACTCATTTTTTTTAATTTTTTATATATAAATAATTTGTTGTATTAGTTGTATCAATATGCTCTGTATAGTTTACCTCAGCCTCTCCTTTTACATAAGCTTTGCCACTCTCTATCATTCCTATTACAGATGCATCAGTTTTATCTAAATTATTAGCAGTACTCTGCTCATAAATCTCATAAGCATAATATCCAGTATTCTTAAAAGTTATCTGTCCAGAGAGGTTATCAACAGTACCAGTCTGATTATCTTTTATAAAAGCTATAGATAAATTACCTCCTACATCTTCAACAAGAGTTAATAATACAGACTGTTCTTCTTTAGTCATATCATTAATAAAGACTACTAGATAATTAGTACCAGTAGTAGCCTTATCTTTTAGGCTAAAATATATAACATTAACAGTATCTTGCTCTAGTAATAGCATTAATCCTCTTTAGTCTTTTTAGCTTTTTTAACTTCTGTAAAGTAGTCAGTATATCCAGCTTTAATTAAAAGCTCTACTTGAGCATCTGATAAATACTCTAATACTATCTCCTTAGCTCCTGGCTTAATCGTACAGCCTTTATATTTTGCTTTTAGCTTATATTTAATCATAATTAATCCTTTATAATAAGTATAAAACTCTAGTAAATAGTAAAAAAAAGAGGATATAACCTAAGTCATACCCTCTTAAAGTATTAAAAATCTCTTAATTTACTTAAGGAATAGTAAGATTAGTAATATTATCAAAGAAGTCAGTAGTAAAAGTCCCAGCGTTTCTCATAGGCTCAGCCTCTTGAGATGTGAAAGTAAGTTCATATCCGTAAGCATCTCCTAAAGCAGTACCAGTACTAGCAGTACCAGCTGTTAAATCAGCACCATTTACCTCTCCTATTACCCATTGATTATTATTGTTATCTAATACAAAACAAACTAGTCTGTTTTGAGCTAATAATTTAATCTCATCTCTATCTGCTGCACTTAATTTATGAAGTTTAATAGCTAAAGTAGCCTCAAAAAAGAGAGTGCCATTTTCAGCAGATACTTGGAAAGCCTCACTAAGTGAGCCAGTACCTTTAGGTAAATCATATTTATAAGCTGTAGCAGCTACTACTTGAGTTAAAATATCAGCAGTATATGTAGGAGTATAATCAGCTACTTCTAAAAAAGCTACTGCTCTAATTCCACCTATTGCATCTTTGCAGTCGAGTGTTCTCCCAGTTGTTAAATCGCACGCCATATCTGTTATTATTTTTTTTAATTAAAGGGAGCTTTTACACTCCCTTATAAATTTGTTAATTATGAGTAAAGTACAATATCTCCTCCTACTCCATGCTGAACACCTACAGAGAAATTACCAGCAATTCTAATAGAATTAGCTCCTGTAGTTTCTCTCATATCGATAGTTTTAAGGCTTACAGCATCTGAAACTAAGTCAGTACCTACATAAATATTAGATACTCTAGCAGCTACCATAACATCAGCAGCTAATCCTGGTGCGTGTACTACCTCTACACCTTCAAAAGTTAAAGGAACATCTCCAGCGTGATAAGCTCCAGCCATAGCACCAGATAAAGCAGACATAGCAGCTATATAAAATCTTATAGCATCAGTACCTAAATAGTATTTTAAATCTTCTTTACCGAATACAGCAGAAGGCACAGCATCTCTAACTTTACCCATCTCAGCAATAATATTAGCAGCAGTTAAAGTAGAAGCAGTTACATCTACTACATTACCATCAGCTAATAAATTAGTTTTCATATCAGTCCAGATACCATTCTCAATATTTTGTCCAATTTGTCCTCCTAAATACTCCATAATGAAAGCATTAAAATCTCCAGCCATATTAGAGTTATTTGCACCAGCAGCCATATCAGCAGCTTGCCAGTCCTTCTCTAAATCATTAGCACAAAGCTCTAAATTTAATTTTTTGTCAGTTACTTCTAATACTCTATCAGTAAAAGTCATAGAGCCAGCATCAAAATCACAATCAGCATCAGCAATTAAGCCAGATGATGTAACAATAGTTAAATTTCTCTTATACTTTACTCCTTCTAATACAGAGATATTACCCTCTGAAATTGTTTTACCACTTTTTACAGCAGCTCCTAAGTAGCCTCCAGCCTCTCCAGCGTATAGGCTTGCACTTGTAATTGGATTACCCATTTTTTTTAATTTTTAATTATTAATTATTATTTTTTTAAATTTTCTAAGTTATATCTTACTCTCTCTTTAGTAGATAATTTACTTAACTCTCTTTTAGTTAATTCCTTAACCTCAGTACTAGAGAATTTATTAAGTACAATCTCATCAGCAGCTGGCTCATTAGATAACTCTGTTAAGTTATTATTAAGCTCTTTATTTTGCTGCTCTAAAGTTTCTGTATATCCTCTCATCTCTGAAAGCTCAGCTCTAATAGCCTCTACATCTTTAGCAGCCTCAGCTAATAACTCAGATACTACATTAGTTATCTCAGTAATTACCTCCTCTTTGCTAAATTCATACTCTTTAGTTTCTTTAATCTTTTTAGGAGAAGGCTCTACTACTGGCTCTTCTGCTACTTCAGATAATTCCTCTTCTACTACTTCCTCTTCAGCTGGCTCTTCTGCTACTTCCTCTTCCTCTTCCTCAGCTACTTCAATCTCAGAAATAATACCCTCCTCAGCTACTACAAAAGTAGTTCCATTTTCTAACTCATAATCTCCAGGAGCTAATAAAATTGTAGTACCATCTTCTGCTAATACAGCTACATCTGAGCCAATTTCTAAAACCTCAGCCTCTGATACTATAATAGTACCATCTACTAATTTCTCTTGTACTGCTAGCTTAGTATCAGCATCTAATCCTAAAGCTACTCTTATTCTGTTTTTTAAATCCATTTTT